CCTTTCTTGCAACCAAGCGGAGAAATTAACCACGTTATCAATATAGATTGTGTCATAATCACCCCAATCCCAAACAGTCAGGTCAATCTCTGTTTCAATTCCGTTTTCATCTTCAACCGTGATTGAACCATTTTCAACCCCAAGCAGTACCATAACATAGGTCACAAGTACCCGTTTGTTCTTCTTGAAAATCTGAGTTATATTCTGTTACTTTATACTTCATTCTGTCACTTCCTTTAATTCAACCATCGGGTTATCCAGTAACCAATCGAGATTTTTCGCTTTAATTTCATCGATCGTAAAAGTTTGTTTAAACTCGACCGTGTAACGCGTTTCATTTTCAATCTCTATGATATAGGTCCCCCATGTCTTCTTTTCGTTTTTCGTTGTAGCGACCAGACTCCTTAACGTCCGGATATTCGCCCCCGTCTGGTCTGCTATTTCTTGTAAAGTCCCGACTGCTGTTAACTCGTCTTTTCGGTAATATGCAAAAGTACGGACCTTCATCGGTGAGCCCAGCAATTCGACGTCTGTAACATTAAAAAATTCGCAAAGAGTTTCAATTCCGAATTGGCTCGGTAAACGCGAACCATTGAACCATGAAATAACTGTATTGTAAGACCACCCGAGCTTATCTGCTAAATCTGTTTTCGCAAGTCCTTGTTCTTCTGTGAATTTTTTCAGATTTTCCCGAAAGTGTTTTTTTGCTCATTGTCATATTTTACTAATCCCATTCTCTACCTCTTTCTTCTTGATTGATATCTCGTACAATTGATCTTTAATTGGGATTACGAAATTATCTTTAGTTAATTGTTTGTCATCTTGCAACCGTTTAACAAGTCTCGCGCATAAAGCACCAAGCGCCGTTTGTGGATCAAACTTTTTTAGTTTATCTTGTTCCATTTCTTCCAAAATTTCAAAATAAGTTTTTTCTTTCATGTTTTCGCTCCTTCCGCTTGAGCTTCGAGCCATTCAAACAAGAGCCCGAACTGCTGCACGACTAGATCGTTATCATTGTACTTTTTACAAATTTCAGCAATCGAGGACGCCACCCAATGCCAATACCGGTCAGAACCGAAGCCAGCTAGTTGCGCCATCTGGTTACTTCTAGCCATCCACTCCGGGACTTCCACGCTAAAGAAATGTATGTAATTCATCGTTCCATTCCTCCACTCTTACATAGATCCCGACAATCTTCGCCCAGAACTTTTCAGAAATTTCGCTAGCCACTTGAGCGTCGTCGTTCCAATAGCCGACTTTTGTCATGCAATCTTTAAATAATTTTTGTAAATTATCCGTATCTGGTTTCGTCGTTTTATATTGCCCGTCGTGTGCTCCTTTTATCATCGAAAAGCACCACTTGACGGTCAGACGAACTGCGCCTTGTATTTTATCTGGGGGAACGTGACGCGCAAGCAAACCTTCAAATTTTGCTCTTGCATTTTGCAATTCCACCGGCTCATAGAATACCGGCTTGCCATTTCGGACGTTTACCTTTTTTTGCTGGTGAGTTGTCGTCGGAATTTTTTCCATCGGTAAAAAGAATTCAATCATATTATTCGTCCTCGTAAAATACAAATATCATGACATCTTCACCTAAAGTTTTGATCTCGGTATTAACCCAAACCTTTTTTTCTTTTTCGAGCCATTCTAAAAAAAGATTGACTTCCGTTTCAAATTGTGAAAAGAATCTCACGTTCGACTTAAAAAATTTTACTTTCATATTCTACCTTTTCTTTTTAGTTTTTTATTTTAGCTTTTCCATACGCGCTTTTTGTCAAAGATGAGATAAAGGATAAAGGGGCGGAGCTTGAGCCCCTTTTCCTTTTCTCTTTGACTCCACTTTGGAAAACTTCTCCTTTACCCTGAATAAGGGTATAGCAGTTTTTTTCCGGAAAAATACTAGACTTTTTCCTATTTTTCCAATTTCGGAAAGAAAAGAAAAATACTGGACTTTTTCCAAAACTGGAAAAGAAAAATACTGTATTTTTCTTAAGAATTCTTCTAGTATTTTTCCTATTTTTCCTTTTCTTTTATAGGAAAAACGATTCCTTTTTTGATATCAAAACCGTCATGTTCACGGATATAATTCTCGACTGATTTTGTCGATTTTAGTCCTAAATACTCTTTTAATTCATTCACGGTTACGGGTGAAGAACCGTCAAAAAGTGCCGAGTAAGCTGTTTCTAATTTCTCATTTCGTTCTTTCTGATTTTGTTCTTTCGACTTCCGTCCCTCTTGTCCTTTTTGCCACATAGGCTTATCACCGTCAAGCTGGATATCTGCAAGAATGCCAGAATCGTCCAAGAAATGCACCGGATACGAGAACCACATATTCACCGGCTTAAATTTCGCGAATTCTCGAAGCGTACCTTCAACGCGCCACGCTGTCGATATCTCAATCGCTCGACGTGTGTCATTTATTTTATCAACGTAAGGTGCTCGTTCTAGCACGTCTTGAATTCCTTTTTCAAAGTGTGCTCTCATGCTGCTAGCGTTATATAAATCGTCAAGACTAACATATTGTTGATAATATGTATTATTTTTTTCTTGTAAGGCTTCTTTGTAAATTCTGCAAGCCGTATGATTAATCCGTTGCGTGTATAATTCTTCCGTGACTTCTAATTCCACTAAGTCAATAAGAGCGTCAGGATCTCGAGCGAATACTCCCGAACCACTAGCACGGTCCATTGATTTTTTACCACTCTGTGAACCTTTTGAGTGGTGATGGCAATAAATCACCGAGCACCCGAGCTCTGTCGCTACTTTGTCGAATTGATTGGTAAAGTGTGCCATCTGGTCCGCGCTGTTTTCGTCACCCGTCAAGACTTTATAAATTGGATCAATGATAACCGCGATATAATTCTTTTTGAGTGAACGTCGAATTAATTTTGGCGCTAGCTTATCCATCGGTACGGTCTTACCGCGTAAGTTCCAGATATCGATATTTTGTAGGTTGTTCGCTTGCAATCCCATAGCCTCGTAAACGTCGCGGAATCTATGAAGACATGAAGCGCGGTCTAGCTCAAGATTGACATATAATACTTTTCCTTGCGTACAATTCCAATTCAGCCATTTTCGACCTTCAGCGATTGCGATTGACATTTCAATTAAGCTAAACGACTTCCCGGCTTTCGACGGCCCAGCAATCAGCATTTTATGGCCTTGTCTAAGGACGCCTTCAATTAATTCAGGGGCTAGCTCTGGAAGATTGTCCCAGCTATCGCCCAGCCCTTCCGGATCCGGTAAGTCGTCGTTCAAGTCCTCGATATACTGATACCATTCTTCCCAATTTCTTTTTCCGATATTGGTATCGACAAGGAATTGTTTTTGCCCGTTTCGATCGAATCCCGGCATACGGGACAAGCGCGACGGATTGCGATTTTGCGTATCGACTGATATCCCGTTCTTTTGGCATATCTTATATAAGTAGTCAACGCGTTTTCGGTATTCGTCATAGCTTCCAGCGTCCACTTTAACGATAGCGTGTAAGGATTTGTTCCCGCTATACACAAGAGCAGCGATAGGAAGCTCAAGTTCCTTATAAATGGCGTTTTGTTTTTCTACGCTCATGCTATCCGATTCAACAAGCGCATATCGGTAGTCGGTCACGTTCTCGTTCTTTGCACCCTTGCCGTCAAGGGGATTAAAACGAATCCACGCCCCGGCCTCTTGGTGATAATCTCCGAGGACTGCTCCGATATCGCCGTTACATTTGCTAAGAGCTTCAATTAACTGTCCGGCTGTTCGGTCATACGCTCCTTTTGTCGGAAGCCATTTTTCAATTTCGCCCGTTTCGTCGTTTACTTTTGGATAACTTTCCGTGACATATCCGACATTTTCGGACGATTCAAACAAGACCTCGAGGTATCGGATAATTTCTTGGACCGGATTCCAAATTGTAGGCTCATGAATCTCTTTACCTTCTATCCAGTTCTTATCAATAACGCGATAATCTCTGTCAATGGTATCGTTCCAATCTAATTCGTGAGCGCCTTCGCTATCGCTTGAGTATGGATTCACCCAACCGTGGTCTTTTGCAAGTTGGACGATTGTCCCACCGGTTACAATCGAGCCGGCTTGTTCGTTGAAAGTGTCCCACTTTTTGAAACATTCAAATTTACGATACCGACTATCATTCTGCGACCAGTTGTCCCAATCTGACGCGGTATATCCTTCATGTTTTAGAGCCATCCCGACGTTTATCCATTCTTGATAGGATAAAACGGCCGGGTTGATATGCTCTAATAATGGCAACAAGTCAAATTCTCTTTCGTTGTTCATTTTACCCTTTCTTTCCATTTGTTAACTTGGTATATATTCCTTTGCAATGACGCCTCTTGGTAATCTCCAGCCATTCGCTGCTATTCGATCAATCATATTTCTAGCACTTTCAAACGACCACATTCCGACGTTTTTAAAGCCTCGACTTTCAAGGAAGCGAATCTGTTTCGGCGTAGTCAGCCCCTCACTTTGACGTTTATTCAAACGGTCAAGTAATAAGTTAGCTTTCCCAGCATTTCCGACTTCTTCGGTAAAAATACCGTATTTTTCGAGTGCTCGGAGTTGTTTTTCTGAAGGCGGGGACATTTCCCACCCAAAACTAGGGACATAGCTTGATAAGTCTTCGGCATGAATTGACATTTCAAATTGAAGCGGATCAACAAGTTTTCGTTTCCGTTTTCTCATTTCCGCAAGTTGTTTCGCAAGCGCTTCTTCACGTTCTGCCACGACGTCTTCGGCGCTCTTGACTTCCATCTGCTCAAGATCAATCACGACGCCCGTTTCTTCTTCCATGTTTTCGACCATTTTTTTAGTCACTTCCGGACTTTCACAAATTAAATGTGCTGGTCTGCATAGTTCGTGCCGTTCTGTGTGCCATAAAAAGTCTAGTAATAGAAGCTCGTCTTTTCCGGGAAATAGACGCGTTCCACGTCCCACCATCTGCGAATAGAGCGCCCGGACTTTTGTCGGTCTTAATACCACCACGCAATCGACTGAAGGGCAATCCCAGCCTTCCGTTAAAAGCATAGAGTTACAAAGAACGTTATATCGTCCCTTTTCAAAGTCTTCGAGCACTTTCGCCCGGTCTTTCGATTCGCCGTTTACTTCAGCAGCTTTAAACCCTCGCTCGTTTAAGATATCGCGGAATTTTTGGCTAGTCTTCACAAGTGGAAGAAAGACGACTGTCTTCCTATCCTTGCAATATTCAGCCATTTCATCCGCAATTTGTACGAGATATGGATCAAGTGCCGTTCCGACGTCGCTAGCTTTAAAATCACCCGCGGACATTGAAACACTCGACAAGTCAAGGTCAATCGGGATTGTTAAGGCTTTAATTTTGGAAAGATACCCGTCTTTAATTGCTTGCACTAATGAGTATTCATAAGCTAGACTGTCGAAGTATGAGCCGAGGTTTTTCATATCTCCCCGGTCCGGTGTAGCCGTAACTCCCAAAACTTCCGAATCTTTGAAATGGTTTAAAACTTTTTGATATCCGTCTGAAATAGCGTGGTGTGCTTCATCGACCACAATCGTATCGAACCAGTCAGGCGGGAATTGGCTCAAGCGTTTCTCCCGTTGCATAGTCTGAACTGAACCGACAACGACGCGATACCATGAGCCGATCGAGGTATTCTCCGCTTTTTCTAGTGCCGTACCGAGCCCCGTCGCGGTCTTGAGCTTATCGCTTGCTTGGTCTAGTAATTCGGAGCGGTGAGCAAGGACAAGGACGCGTTTTCCTTCTCTAACTTGATCTTCAATAATCTTTGAAAAGACGACCGTCTTCCCCGTTCCAGTTGGAAGGACTAGAAGGGTACGTTTTCGCCCTTCCGTCCATTCCTTCTGAACGGCTTCCCGCGCCTCTTGCTGATAAGGCCGTAATTCCATTTATACCCCCTTAAAATTGACCGGGATTGAATCCTTGCGCTGGTTGTTGGAATCCTTGTTGTGGTTGTTGATATCCAGACATTGCTTGTCCCGGTTGTGCATTCAAAACTTTTGTATAATCCACGTCTTCCGCGTAAATCATGCTTTTTACTTCATTGTATTTATTGCCGTTGTATTCACGGATTCCTACCTTACATACTCCGACTTTTCCGATGATAGCGTTCCAGTCCATGCGAAGCGGTTCACCTTTACGTTTTTGTCCGATTGAACCAAAGAAAGCAGATAACATTCCCTCGGTTGAGCTATGCAAGAATAGGTTGTGTGGGAGTTCTTTTTCGCCCTCGTTTGCCACAATTTGAAGATGGACTGTCGCTTTCGGACAAGCTGGTAACTTGCCGGGGTTCTGCGGGTTCGGTGTGTGACGTCCGCGATCATAGCTTTTAACTGTGTAATAATACAAGCCTTCAGGCAATAGGACGAATTCAGAATCCTTTTGGATAGTATCGTTCCAGTCATATTCGCGGTCAAAGTTGTTAAATTGTTGTTGTGTCATTTTGTTTCTCCTTTTGTTTCAAAAAAATTATAAGTTGTTAGTTTTAAATGGTAATTCAGGGTTTGCGCGTACTTGGTTTTGAATAACTTCAAGTGTAGCGTCCCAATTCGCAACGATCATATCCCAATAATTGCTCGGGAAATTTTCAATCGGCGTTCCCATCGGGAAGTGCCCGCGGATATATGCGACGTCTTGCAATTCGCTTTCTGTCACGTTGTGCGGTGTCATTAAGTCGATAAGTGCTTGCGGAAGCGTTTCGCTTGTTGGTGCTTGTTGCGGTGCGCATCCCATTTCTTGAACTAGCTCTCGAGCGATCTCGGTCAGTTGTTCCTCAATATCGTTCTTCGGTTGCTCCTCTTGTTGAGTCTCTAGCGTCGGTTGTATCGGTTGCGTTGCTTGAGCCGGTGCGTTGAAGATATGCGCGATACTTCCAAAATCGAACGGTAATTGATCCGGTAAGCCGTGACGGTTTTTTGCGTCCCATGCGGGGCGATGGTTAGTATAAATAACACGCTCTCCGCCTTGCGCTTTTTTCTTTCCGTCGTCCGTCGTCATGATGAACGTCTTATAATTCGCAAAGAGCACCATATCCGCCCACTCTTTGACAAGCGGGGCTGTTTTCGAGCTTGTCTTTTGTCCAAGTTTTAATTCGTATCGGTCATACGCTCCCATTTCATCCGGTTGCTCGAACTTCTTAATTTGAGCGTGAGCGGTTAAGACAACGTTGATTCCAATATCCACAAGCTCTGACAAGCTATTTAACAAGCGTCCAATTTCTTCTTGGACGTATGTATAGCCCTTACCCCACCCAAAATCTTCGATTCCGTTCTTTTGGTGCTGTGAGCATACATAAGATACAGCTAGCTGCTCTGCCCAATCAATCGTGTCAATGACTAGCGTTTTGCAAGCGTCCGGATTCGCCTTGATAAATGCGATCTCATTCTTTAGCATAGTCCAGCTTGTCGGTTTATCCATCCGAGCCACGTCCATATTATCTGTCGAGCCCTCCGTGTCAATGAATACCGGCTCCGGAAATTGTGCTGCAAAAGTTGACTTTCCGATTCCTTCCGGGCCATAGATAACGACTTTTTGAGCCCGCGCCTTCCTTCCTCTTGTAATTTGCATTATTCATCCTCCGCGCTACTTTTTACAAACATTTTTAAAAAATGCTTAAAGGCTTCTTTTTTAGCTTCTTCAATTGATTCGGTCAAGTCTTCCGGCTCGTCACCGTCTAGCGTTTTTAGTGTGTATTCTGCTTCGACGACTAAAATTTCACAATCGAAAGCGTTTGCCAATTTCTCGAATTCTTCAATTTGTTCTTTCGTTGCCGTTACGTCATTTTTTGAAGCGTTGCTTAATTTATCGGTATTTTTTATTGAATAAGCTAAAGCTCGACCGTTGTTTTTATATTCCACTAAAAATCTTCCCGTTTCTTTATCTCGTAATACGACAAATGTTTCTGTTTTTTTCATAGTTGTTTTCCTTCTTTCTTTAATTAAAATCCGTTTTGCCACCCTTGCGGTGTTTGAATTGTTTCGGGTGCGACGCTGTAACCGTCTTCGATAATGACTGAGCATTCTCCGCCCGTTGAAACTCTTGTCGCGATAGCTTGCAATCCTTCTTTTTCAAGCCATGCTCCGAATTCCGTGAGTGTGATCTGGTCCATCTGCTCGAGCTTGTCAATAAGGACGAACCCACAATCAGGCTTGAGCTTGCGAACGATAGCCGTCGCGACTTGTAATTGTTGTGAACCGCTCATGTTATCCCAGCGTTGACCTAGATATAAGAGTTCGCCGTCGTCCACCGATAAGCCCGGAAGTGGTAAGTCTGCGTTCGTGAGTAAGTCTGTTTTTTGTTTGCGGATTCCTTCGATAATAAGGTCTAATTCGCGGTATTGTTCACGATATACTTTCGCGTCTTCTTCCGCCTTGTCTTTGTCGAAATTCGCTCGAACTTTCAAGTTAATTTGTTCGATATTCGCGATACTGTCTTCAATTTCTTGCGTGGATTCATCCACTAAAATAGAAACGTCTTTTCGTGCAATATCAAGGTCTTGTGCTAGTGCTTGCTCTTTCGCTCTAGCTTCTTCAAGCTCTTTTTCCAATCGTTGGACGTTTGCAAGAGCGAAATTATAATCGTTTTCGATAACGTCTAAATTTTGACGTTTACGGGCGTTTTCGCCATTGCGCCCTAAAATTTCTTGTTGCTGCTGAATCAATTCCGCAATAGAAACAAGTTCTTTCGGTGCGTCTGGATAATACGGTTGTTCTTTCGCAAACTTTTCTTTTTGGTCTGCAATCACTCCGATAGCATGGCGTTCTTGATACTTGGCTTTTTCTTCCATTTCGAGCTGAACTAGTTGATCGCCTACCCCGATAATCTGTAATAAAGTTGTAGCCTTTTCCTTGTCGTTCATTTCCATAAACTTAGGAAGGTCAAGCGCTAGTTCTTCCACAAAACTATCAAGTAATTTTTGACCGGCTTTATTTCCGCTCGGATCAATCACTTTTAAATCGCTATTTTTGCCCTTGCGTTCAACAATAAGGCCATTCGATAACGTGATTTTCAGACTTGGCGGAAGTGTCGAGCCTTCGCGTTGTGCTTGTGATGGCTTGTACTTGTTACCCCCTAACGCCCACGCTATCGCGTCTAATACACTTGTCTTCCCTTGATTATTATTCCCACCGACGATTGTCAAACCTTTTGCTGAAGGCTCAATCTTAACCGCTTTAACGCGCTTGACGTTTTCAATTTCAAGTTTATTAATTGTTACCATTGTTCCACCCTTCTAGTTCAAACCGATAGGAGGTTCAACGTCGTAAGTGAATTGCTTGTCAGATTTTTTTAGGTTCATTCGTGCAATTTCGTAAAAGTCCGTTGTAACTTCTTCTGTCGCTTCAACTTCTTTACTTTCATGCTTCATTGTAAAGAGCATAAGAATGAATACTCCTAAAAGCATAAATCCAACTCCGAGCAGTTGCTCGGTAATGTTTGGTTCTATCATTTTTCCTTCTCCTCGTTGATCTCATTTATTTTCTTTTGGTCTGAATATGCTTGTTTCCAGTATTTTAGCTCTTTTCTTAAATGTATATTTTCTTCTGAAAAAACAAGAGCAGTTTCTTTCCAATCAACGTTTTTTTCTTCATAACTTTGTGACGTGAAGAAATACGATACTAATTTATTTAATAACTTCATTTTTTAAGTTCCTTTTTCCATTCTTTACTCCCTCGATATTGTAGGTACTCGTCAAACCCTTTAATGGTGACTAGCTGCCCGTTATTCCGAAGGTGTTTTTGTTGACTAGGGAGTTTCTTCATTTCCCTTCTCATATCCCCAGCTTGTCGTTCAGTACAACCAAAGATATTTTTTAATTCTTTATCATTCGCGGATATCTTCTCGATGATAACGTCTTTTATTCGTACTATTTGAACTGTTTCCATTTTTTCCTTTCTGTGGTATAATTAAGTTAGATTTTTAAGCAAGCGCCGGATTTTCGTCTGGTGCTTTTTTTCGTCCGTTTGTTCGTTTTAGTGAACGCCGTCCGTAAAAAAAATACCGATTTGATCCTTGCTGAATCCGAGAACTGTCGCGACTTTTATCAATTCGTCTGCGTCGAACGAAACGATACCGTTTTCGCGTTTAGCATAACGGGCGCGGTCAGACCATCCGAGAGCCTTCGCCATTTCGTCTTGTGTTAAACCTTTCGCGATACGCTCCGCTTTAATTCGTAAATGATCTACTGACATATATCGGCCTCCTTCCTTCCTTTTTTGTCGTTCTCCTTAGTGAACAAATTAAGTATATCTCACTTGTTCTTTTTTGTCAACACTTTTGTCAAAAAAAAATACATTTTTTATTTTTTTCGTATTATTTGTGCTTTTTTAAGAACGATGATATAATAGATTTTAAGGAGAGAAGGTGCAACAACATGAGAAACAATGAAGAAATTATCAACTTAATAAAACAATTATGTGATGAGAAAAATATATCTTTGAGCGAACTAGCTAGAAGAACAAATATGGCAAAATCTGGAATATCTCGTTATTTTAATAAAACTAGGACATTCCCACTTAATAGAGCGAATGAATTCGCAAAGGCTTTAGGGGTTACGCCTGAATATTTGATTGGAGTAAAGCCAGCTTCTAGCGAACCCGAATTTACTTCATCTGATCTACGAAAGATGGCTGAAAACGCTAAAACATTTGATGGTAAGCCGTTAAATGAAGATGATATTCAAGCCATACAGAATATTATAGAAATATACCTTAATAAAAAATGAGCATTGAAGACATTTGTAAAAAATACGGGGTCAAGATTGAATATTTTGATAATGATTTATGGAATAGAAACGGTATCTATATTGACGAAATAAAAGTAGTTTTCGTTAGTAAAAATCTAGCGCCCGAGAAGCAAAAACAAGTTATTCTGCATGAGTTAGGTCACATAGGCCAAACTGAGAAGGAATACCAAAACGCTCTTGTAAGGTGCGAGAATGAAGCCAATAGAAACATGATACATCATTTACTTGTAGATGCTTTAGATCAATTAGAAAATCCGTCTGATTTTAATTATCTTGACTTCATGAAATTTTATAATTTAAAAACCACGACTGATGAAGTAATGGTTAAGGAAGAATATCAGGCATTATTAAAATAGTTATTTAATAAATGGATTTAAAATCCAAGAAAAAAGGATAAAAAAATGGACTTTAATAAAATAAAAGAATTAACCAAAAACGCAATCGATAAAACAGCGGAAGGCCTTAATAAAGCTAATGATATGAGAAAAAAAGCAGCGCTAGAAACGAAAATAACCTTGCCAGCAAGTAATCAGTTTTCTAACTCTAACACTATCAGAAAAACAGTTGAAGGCCAATATTATATTGGTTTATACTCAGAAACTCCCGTACTTTATGAATTTGAAAACTTTAATTTTTCCGGCTCTAAAATCATAGAGCATACAACGACTACGGGGAAAACAACACAAAAAGGCAAGAAAGCTAGCGCGCTTACTGGTGCTGCAATAGGTACGGTTATAGCTCCCGGACTTGGAACAATCGTCGGAGGGATGGTAGGCGCTTCAGGTAAGAAAAAAGGGACTATCAATTCTACGTCTGTTACTACTCAAGAAGAAAAGCCGGGGGCTGCTTCTATTTCTCTTAGAAATGTAAATACTGGTGAAATAAAAACTATTTCGACTAAATTGACACAAGCGCAAGCGGATAACGTGGAAAGATTCTTTCAATAAAAAAATCCCACGTTCTGAAAAGTAGTGAGGTACAAATTAAATGTGGATTGAAGACTTACCGAACGGAAAATATAAATTTTTCGAGCGTTATAAAGATCCATATACCGAGAAATTGAAAAAAGTATCGGTCACAATGGAAAAGAAAACGCCACAAGCAAAAAATCAAGCTGCGTTACTTTTACAAGAGAAAATTAATAAAAAAATAAAAACGAATAACGTAAAAAGTGTAACTTTCGGGGAAATATATAATCTTTTCTATCGACAATGGGAAAAAACAGTCAAAGAATCAACAAAACATACTTATTTATTCGTTGATAACATTATAAAAAAAGAAATAAATAATGATATTCTTTTAGTAAATATAGATAGACGTTTCATTCAAGAAAAACTTGATAAAATACTCGAAGAAAAATCTTATCAAACAGCAACTCGCGTCCGTATCAGACTGAAAAATATTTTTGAGTATGCTCTTAATTATTCTTATATCGATAATAACGAAGTAAATTTTACAAGTGTTCCTAAACCACCAGCAACAATCGAAGAAATAGAGCAAAAACGCGAAAAATTTCTTACAATGGAAGAAATTAAAAAACTGATTGATTCATTAAATAGTAAAGTTTACAATCAAAAATACGGGGATATGGTTATCGTTCTAGCTCTTACTGGTATGCGCTATGGCGAACTTGTAGCCCTCCAACTAAAAAATATCGACTTTCAAAATAAAAAAATCGAAATAGCCGGAAATTTTGATTCAATCCATAAGATTAAAACAATCCCAAAGACAAGAAAATCAATCCGGAATATTAAAGTTTCGGAAGCAGCACTCGAAGCTATTAAACGTCAAATAATACGACTAACGGAACGCTTCCAACCACTAATGGATGATGATTATATTTTCTGTTTTGACGTTTGGAATAGTCCGATAACGTTACCAACTTTTAGCCAGATTATAAAAAAATACGGCGCGATAGCCGGGATAGAAAAAAATCTGTCAAGCCATGTTTTTAGGCATTCTCATATTTCCTATCTAGCAGAAGCCGGACTTCCTATCAAGTCAATTATGGATCGCGTCGGTCATGCTAACGCAAAAATGACGCTCGAGATATATTCTCATACAACTAAAGACATGGAAGATAGGCTTGTAAAGACTTTAGATAATATTTTTTAATTTCTGCCCCTTTTCTGCCCCTTTTCAATTCAAAGATATAACAAAAACCCTTGAAAAATCAATGTTTTCGAGGGTTTATTTTTATTTTTTAAATGCCAGTCTCGTTTCTAAATAGATTTACCATAAAATACGATAGTTTACAATAAGTGAGTATTTAAAGGGATTTTCGCTTGTCC